AGGCGAGGCCATAAGATCATCAAGCGCTACCGCGATGAGCGCGATGCGGTAGAGATGCCAAGGATGAAGTTCAACATCCTTTGGTCAAACATTCAAGTGCTGATGCCTGCCCTGTATGGGCGGCAAGCCAAGCCTGAAGTTTCACGCCGATACATGGATCAAGACCCTGTGGGGCGCTTGGCCTCAACCATGCTGGAGCGCGTGATTGAATATGAAACAACCCAATTTAACGACTTTGACAGCGCAATGGTCAACGCTGTGCAAGACCGGCTGTTGCCAGGTCGAGGCACAGTCTGGATTCGTTACGAGCCTGTAATCGTAGGTGAGCCAGCGCCCGAAGTTGAAGTCGAGCTAGCTGAAGGCGAAGAACCGCAAGTCTCCAATGTCCAAGAGTCGGGCGAGTCGATTGACGCTGCCCACAGCCCTGTGGATTACGTCTATTGGAGCGACTTTCTGCACAGCCCAGCACGGACATGGGATGAAGTCTGGTGGGTAGCCCGTGCCGTATACATGACCAGCGATGAGGGTGTAGAGCGCTTTGGAGATGTGTTTAAGAATGTCGGCCTGACTGACCAAAACACTGATGACGATGGCAAAAACCAGCAGACAGTCAAGACCACCTTTGAGAAAAAGGCCAAGGTCTTTGAAATTTGGAACAAACGCACTTTTAAGGTGTGCTGGGTTGCTAAGGGTTATCCCTTGTCCCTTGATGAGCGTGATGACCCGCTGGAGCTGGAAGGCTTCTTCCCTTGTCCTAAGCCCCTGATCGCTACGACAACCACGGGGACAATGATCCCTGTTCCTGACTACTGCGAATATGAAGACCAAGCGCAAGAGCTAGACAACCTGACACAGCGCATCTACATGCTGACCAAAGCCTGCAAGGTGGTCGGTGTGTTTAACGCTGAGTTCAAGGAATTGGGTCGGTTGTTTACAGAGGGCATCGACAACAAGATGTTCCCTGTGACAAGCTGGGCAGCGATGAGCGAAAAGGGTGGGCTAAAGGGTGCTATCGACATGATGGACACCTCGCAGATCATCATCACGCTGCGCGAGTTGTATGCGGCGCGTGAGGCGGTCAAGCAGAGCATCTACGAAATCATGGGCATTTCGGATATTTTGCGCGGCGCATCCAAGGCGCAAGAAACTCTGGGCGCACAGCAGCTTAAAGCTAACTTTGGATCGCTGCGATTGAGAAGCAGCCAGGGCGAAGTCGCTCGGTTTGCCACAGACATCTTTAAGCTCAAAGCGCAAGTTATCTGTAAGTTTTACCCTCCTGAGCTGATTGTCGAGATGTCGGGCGTGATGAATACGCCAGATGGTCAAGACCCGCAAATGCTGCAAGCTGCGATCCAAATGCTGTCAAACAGCACGATCCGCGACTTCCACATTGCAGTCGAGGCTGACAGCTTGGCTCAGATTGACGAGCAAGCAGAGAAACAGGGCGCACAAGAGGCTGTTCAGGCCATTGGGCTGTTCTTGCGTGAGGCCATGCCAATGGTAGGCTCTGCGCCTGAAACGCTGCCTATGGCCTCGGAAATGCTGCTGTTCCTAGTGCGCCGGTTCAAGGCTGGCAGGGGGCTGGAATCGGCTGTTGAACGGGCTATGAAGGCGCTGCAAGACAAGGCAGACCAAGCGGCTCAGCAACAGCCAGCGCCCGATCCAGAGCAAATCAAGATGCAAGCTTTAGCGCAGTCTGAGCAAATGAAGACGCAAGCGCAAGTGCAAACAGAGCAGATGAAAATGCAAGCAGAGATGCAAATGGCGCAAGCCCGTGCTGAGTTTGACATGCAGATGCAGCAGGCCAAGACGCAGGCAGACATGCAAATAGCGCAGATGAGGGCTGAATTTGAGACTGTTAAGCAGCAAAACGAAATGCAAATTAAGGCCAGAGAGATGGCCGGTAAGGAAGAATATGAACGATGGAAAGCAGAGCTGGACGCAGCGACCAAAATTATGGTTGCAAGGATTGGCAGCAATCCTGGTGTCGATTTACCAGTGGTTGAAGCGGCGGCTGCTCAAATAACCAACGAGTTGGGCGGCACGATTGTGCAGGCAATGGACAAGATTGCCATGATGCACGACCAGATGGCGAATCTCCACGGCGAGTCAATGCAAAACATTGGCAATGCCATGCAAAGGCTAAACGCACCGAAAAAAGTGGTGCGGGGCGCTGACGGCATGGTGATCGGGGTAGAGACAGCATGAGCCTAGCCCTTGCTGATCGGGTAAGGCAAACAACCACCTCAACGGGCACAGGGACAATTTCCCTAGATGGCTCGGTTGAGGGGTTTCAGTCGTTTGCGGTGATTGGTAACAACAACACCACTTATTACACGATTGCAGGCGGCGCACAGTGGGAAGTCGGGATCGGGACTTATTACGGCGGGACGCTAGCGCGAACCACTGTAATTTCCTCATCCACAGGCTCTAAACTTGACCTTGCGGCTGGCACAAAGGATGTGTTTGTCACGCTGCCATCAAGTGTGGCAGTCACCAGTGGCACGGATGTCACTTTTACAAAGGTCACATCTCCAACAGTACAGGCCACCAATTCAGGCGGTTTGGCCTTAAAAAACTCTGCTGGCACGACCCAAATGAGCATGGGCGCAGGGGGTGGTGACAACATCTCCCTGAATGTATCGACTAACCTTAACGGCGCAAATGCTCAAATAGACATCAGCCCTACGGGGACGGGCCATGTTCACATGAAGCCCAGCGGCTCGGGGTCGGTTGAAATAGCGCCAATCAACGCTGGTACTTTGGACAATCTGGTCATTGGCGGCATAACGCCTAGAGCTGTGACTGCAACCTCATTGACCATCACAACCGGCACGATTTCCACTGCGCCAAGCGGCGGCACAGACATAGTTAACAAAACCTATGCAGATGGATTAGCCGCCAAATGGGGTGATTAATGTTTGGCTATGCGGCATTTGCAGAGCTGCCATTTGCCACCATTGGCGTAGGTGTAGCGCCAGCACCTACTGAAGTTTTATTAGGTGGTCACTTTGGCTTTGACGAAAAGAAGCGTGATGCACAGTGGGCAAAAGACCGCAAGTTAGAGGCGCAGCGCAAGCAAAAGCTCAAAGAAGCCCTGTTTGGCCTGCCGCCAGAAGTGCGGGAAGAAATCACATCTTCACCCGATCAAGCAATAGATGTTGCGCTAAGTAAACAAGTTAACTATGATGCGCTGATGCAGCGGGTCAAAGACCTAGAAGCTAGGGTCAGGCGCAAGCAAGACGATGACGATATTGCAATGATTTTGGAGTTGATATGAAACGCACATGGGTCTACCCCGTTGACGGCGGCGAACCTTACGAGGCAACGCCTGGCGCATACAGAGGCGAGACAATTACCGCTGTGATGGGCGACATTGAGCCGTTTAGGTCGCCAGATGGCGTGATGATTACAGGGCGCAAGCAGTGGCGGGAGCATTTAAAAGCCACAGACAGCATCGAAATGGGCCATTCTGATGTAAAGTATGCTCAACAAGAGTGGAATAGGAAAAAGGAAGTTCAGCGGGAACGGCTAAAGGGTCAGGTTGCCACAGTGCAAGAGTTTGACCGGCCAGGCTCACCGATTGCCCCAATGCGAATGAGCAATCTAAATGTGGAGATGGCAAACCGCCTGCATAACAGGCCAATGCCAGAGCGTAAAGAGATGATCAAAATGACTTTGGAACAAATGAAAAGGATGAAGTGATGGATGAAGAAGTTGTCGCACCCGACACACCACAAGCCCCAACACCAGAAGCGCCAGCGGCAGAAGTCAAGGCTGAACCAAGCCGTGCCGATACGATCCGCGAGGCAATGAAGCAGGCTGATGACAAGCCACCACGATTAGCCCGTGCGCCCAAAGAGGCAAAAGAAGCCAAAGCCACAGACCCCAAATTCCCTACTGAGAAGACCGAAGCTCCGAAGATGGCAGAAATGCCAAAATCTTTGCGGCGCGAGTTAAAAGAGCATTGGGAGAAAGCCCCAAGCGAGCTACAGCAAGCCATTGCCCAGCGTGATGCTGACTACGAAAAGGGCATCGCAAGCTACAAAGCCCGCGATGCAGAGGCGAGGCAGATTACAGAGCAATTTGCACCCTACGAGTGGATTCTGCGAAACGAGAACACCACGCCAGCGGCGGCAATTGGCCCACTGTTGCAGACGGCCGCGCTGCTCCGGACGGGAACGCCACAGCAAAAGAGCCAAGCTGTAGCCCAGATGATTCAGCAGTTCCAGATTCCGCTAGATCAGGTGGCCTCATATTTTAATGGCGAGATTCCACAGCCAGAAAATACTCATTACAATCAACTAGCGCAGCAAGTACAGCAGCTCACGCAGCACATCACGCAGAGCCAGTACGAAGCGCAGAAACAGAATGAAAATCGAGCACTCTCGGTTATCCAGCAGTTTGCAGGCGACCCTGCGAATATGCATTTTGAGGCAGTCTCTGACCGCATGTTGCAGCTTCTCCAAGCTCCACAGGTGTTAGGTGACACAAGTCAGATGTCAGAACGCGAGAAATTGCAACTGGCTTATGACACGGCAGTGCGGCTTGATCCAGCTATCGCGCAGCAGTTTTATGCTCAACAGCAACAAAACACGCAGGCAGCTAACCAAGTGCAAAGAGCAAAAACAGCGGCGGTACAGGTACGAGGAGCACCAGGCTCTAGCATCAGTGGCGCTATTAATCAGACAGACCGGCGAGCCGTTATAGCCAATGCGCTGCGGCAAATCGGATAATTAGGAGTAAATTTATGGCATACGCCAACGCAAATTACTCAGACGTATTGGCAACGACCATTGAAAGTCGTTCCGGCATTGTTGCGGATAACGTGACAAAAAATAATGCCTTGCTTACCCGTCTGCGTGAAAAAGGCAAAATGAAGCCTTTTTCTGGTGGTTCGACCATTCTGCAAGAATTGTCATTCCAAGCCAACAGCACAGCCATGTATTATTCTGGCGCTGAAACACTGAACATCTCCCCAGCGGATGTGATTAGTGCTGCTCAGTTCCCGATCAAGCAGGCAGCAGTGGCAGTTACGATCAATGGTTTGGAAATGCTCCAAAACAGCGGCGAAGAACAGATCATCGACTTGTTTGATGCCCGTTTGGACGTTGCCGAAGCATCTATCGAAAACTTGATCTCCACTGGTATTTACTCGGATGGTACGGCCAACAACGGCAAGCAGATCACTGGTCTGCAAGCTATGGTGGTTGCATCTCCGTCTACTGGTGTGGT